TTGAAAATATCAACCAAAGGACGTTACGGACTAACAATTATGATGGAGCTTGCACTGAAATTTGGTGAAGGACCGACCTCACTTAAGAGTATTGCTGAAAAAAATGGCCTTTCCGAGCATTATCTGGAGCAACTAATTGCTCCTTTGCGTAACGCAGGACTTGTAAAAAGTATTCGTGGTGCATATGGTGGATATATTTTATCACGTGAGGCCAGTGTTATCACAGCGGGTGACATCATTCGCGTGCTGGAGGGTCCAATTTCCCCAGTAGATTTCACCGAAGAGGATGATGCGGCAAAACGCGATTTATGGTTGCGCATTCGCGACAGCATTGCCGACGTACTGGATTCCACAACGCTTCATGACTTGATTAATTTTAAAGAAGAGAGTTTGGCCGATAACTACATGTTTTATATCTAACAGGAATCAGGAATTCCGCGATTTCAAAGGGATTAGGAAGGTTCTTTGGGACTAGTTGTCCACAGTTTACCCACACACTAATTATTTATTGCCCATTCAAAGTCATCAGCGATCTCCATTTGTCTGTTTTTTGTGACATGCAGGTAAATGAGAGCTGTAACTTTAGAATTACTTTTGTGTCCAATTCTCGCCTGAATTTCGGGCAAGCTTACTTTTGGGTTAGACGCGAGTAATGAAACGTGGGTATGCCTGAAACTGTGCGGTGTAAGACTCTCTGGAAGATCAGCCTTTTTAAGCACTTTGCGCATTACTTTACCAACACCTGTTATAGCAATTGGATACCCTGGAAATTCGCCGTTCCAAAATACGAAATTATCATTTGGATTAAAATCTACAAAGGATGATCTTTCAGTGTTTTGTTTCTCATAAAGTACTTCAAGTGCTTTGGCTACAGTATCTCCATAACTTATGATTCGTTCACTTTGTTCATTCTTTGGCGGCAAAAACTCATATTTTAGTACACTTGTCCCATGGAGCTGCTTATTGATATCTATTGTTCTGCGCGTTGTGTCGATGTCTTCCCATTGTAGGGCAGCTGCTTCACTAATCCGAAGTCCTGTATAGGATAGTACGAGAAATAGAGCCCAATAATTCGTAGTCAGCATAAAACGTGCAATCTGTAGAAATGATTTCAACTGATCCTTCTCAAGAAATTTGGGGAGGATTTGTTTTTTTTCACCAGGCTTTCGAGCTTGCTTCTTCTCCTTGGGTATAACTGCATCAGAGGTAGGGTCCTCAGATATAAGCCCAGTTCGTTTAGCATGCTTGAACATCAAGCTAGCTGTTGTGTGATGTGACGTTATAGTGCTTCGGCTACACCCTTTTTCCTTAAATTTAAATAACAGTTGCTGGTACATACTCGGGGTTAAATCTCTTAATGAGAGCCCTCCAATTTCCTTGTTTAATGTTCCCAAAGAAGACTTCCTCGATTTAATTGTATTTTTGCCAGGTTCCCTTTCAAGAATATATTCTTTCAACCATGTGATGCTCCATGAACTAATTGTTATGTTATGCTCATACACCAGATTTTTTTGCAATTTACGAGCCTGGATTAATATCCCGAAATCGACAGCTTCTTGTAAAGTGTCAAAGCGGGGTGACTCCATTTGTCTACTGGATTTCTTTTCAACTCCATCTTGAACAACCGTGCTTGGAACTCGATATCGGTACGTATATTTACCGTCACGCTCCCTGATATTTTGGGGTAATTCCTCATCCTGACATTTCTTCTTTTTCAAATTTACCACTCCTTTCCTATTGTAGTTAAAATGAAAACATATGTTCTGTTTTTGGCTATATATAAACAGCCTTTCGACTGGAAAATGCGAAGGTTATATTTGAACCTCAAAAATACGAAGAGGATCAAGATAGATTATGTAGTTATCAATTGTAACAAGAACCCCGAATTTTTCTTGGTAGCGATCAATAGATGCTTGTAAAAATTCTTCAGTGACGTTTAAAAAATCTGCAATATCGTGTCTATCCCTAACTCGGGCGCAATGGGCTTGTACAAGTGAAGATAGGGGAATAATTCTTTCATACGCCCATTGCCTTGCCCGAAGTTCTTGCTTACGATTTCTAATATCGTTTTGATCAAGGATATTTCCGGTTGTCGTCTCGTAATGACCAATTTCTTCTGCGAGAATACAACGCTTTTCCACTTCGGATAAGGACTTGTCCACCCAAATAATTTCGTCTTGGAATAAGCCTTTTATGTTACCGCGTAAAGAAACTTCAAAAACTTCTAACCCCCTTGCGTCTGATTCTCTAAGAAGACATTCATAGGTCAAGATGATATCACCCCTTGCTGCGCTGAGATCTCTTCATTTTTACGAATTCCTTGAAACGTTCAATTTCTTCTAATTCTTCCTCTGTCCATTCGTCTCCATCATGGTGCGCAGCAATTGTTTCAATTTCACTGTTTTCATGATCATTCTTTTGATCTTTTTCTTCATTAAGGCTTTCAATATTAGATAGCAATTCTGGACTTTCAGATAAAATTTTTTCAACTAGTCCAGTTATAACATTTATAGCCTGATGACTTTTTATCGGATCGGATGTTGTTTTTCCCAAAAGGTAGTCTGTGGAGACGCCAAAATAATCTGCTATTTTAGAGGCTAATTCAGCTCCCAAATTCCGCTTTCCCTTCTCTAAGTCATAATAATACTGAGCCGATATATCGAGGCTCGTGGCGACTTCAACACCGCTTAAATTTTTGCTTTGACGAATCTCCCTCATTCTATTCATTTTAAGCCCCTCTTTTAAGCTATTTGTTTATTATACTAGCAAATTAAGCTGAATATTTCAATCAGCCAATAGCTTAATATTATAGTAAAATTAAGCTTAATAAAGTAAATAGGAGTAAAATAAAGATTATAGACTGTTTTTACTTGGTAATACGTGGAAATGCTCTATTTTACGAGTTGATTTAAGCTTTAATTAAGCTTAATATTTAAGCGGGAGGTGAGACGAGATGAATATTTCAAACAGAATTAAGCATGTGTTAATTGATCAAAATCTTACACCATCAGATCTTGCTCGAAAGACAGGGTACACACCTCAATATATCATTGATGTACTTAAAGGTAATCGTAGATGGAATGAAACAACGATAGAAAAGGCTTGTGATGCTTTGGGATTAGAATTTGAACTAGTCCCGAAGAGCAAGTAGAAAGAGAGGTGTGAGAATGAACACAACGACCGAATTACGACCAACTATGGATGTTATCGATGCTGCTTCCTACTTAAACGTCAGTAAGTTTACTGTGATTAATAGGATCAAAGCTGGAAAACTCAAGGCTTATAAGCAAGGAAAGCATTGGAAGATTAAGCGTGAATGGTTGCTGGATTACGAAAATTCATTGTTTACCAAGGAGAACGCACATGATCATTAACATTCAAGCCGATTTGGATGCTGCTAAGCTTCACCTGGACCGTGCCATTGAAGCATTAATCCAAACACGGCAGGTTCAGCATCTTGGCAAGCTTGGTGCAGCTCGATATGAAATCGTCGAAACACTGATCCGGATGAACAAGGAGGCTGAAATCAATGCCGCAACAAGCTGTGTCAGCTGACCAGTTGTGGAGACGTATAGAACTTCGTCGGAGACGGTGGCAGATCCAGAATGGACGTTTGCTAGTAGATGAGCCAGAGGCTGTGATCTGGTGGCTGGATCGAGAGATCGCGGAATTGGAGGCAGGGCAATAGTGTTGCTGTTTCTGCCTTGAGAGGGGGTGAGATAAACGAATGAGTGATCAGTCTGAAGTTATCGATTACTGCAGCCAATGCGGAGCTGAGATCATAATAGGTCGCACTGTTATCCGATTTGGCCGCGAATTGCTATGTGATGTAAATTGTCTGAGCGATTGGGTCGGGGCTGTGGAAATAACTGTTCCAGAAGTGCCGAAACATGAAAATGACCCGACGGGGTAGGAGCCGTCAGGTCAGGTAAGGTCATAAAAAAATAATAGTTGAGGTCAGTTTACCACTGACCAGAAGGAGATGCAAGTATGAAAGCTACTGGAATTGTTCGCCGAGTTGATGATTTGGGTCGTGTGGTAATACCAAAGGAGCTGCGCCGTACGTTGGGGATCGCAGAAGGAGATGCAATGGAAATCTTTATGGACGGAGACAAGATTGTTTTGAAGAAGTATTCACCTGGCTGTACGCTCTGTGGAAGCTTGGAAGGTATTGAATATATCTCGAGTAAACCTATCTGCCATCCATGTATCTCTAAAATCACTAAACTTCAGGGTCTCTCATAATGTTGGCCATCCATCAGGTACATCGTAAGCTGGCGCAAATCGTTCATATGAATCTTGACCAGAACGGAAACTTGATCGTTGGCAACCTTGAGCTGCAGCTGATCCTGAAGCTCCTCCGGGAAAATCATAATCTGGTGTATAAATTGGATGGATTAAAAGAACTTGCCTTTATGGCTCACGAAATAGGCGACATGGATTGGCAAATGGATCTATGCGCCAAAATTGAAGAGCTAGAAGCAAGGATGGTTTAAGTATGGTCATTAAACTGTCCAGTATTGTCCGCTGTGAAGTCTGTGGTAAACCTGTAAACGTTCAGTTTATCCGGCGTTGGAACGATCGAGAAGTCTGCACTCATTGTATAGCATCTATATTAAAAGTTAGCGACGAAGGAGAACTGTTGCATGATTAAAATAAATAAGCTTGAAATCGAAAATGTAAAACGGGTTAAGGCGGTTAAGATCGAGCCGACACCGAACGGGCTTACCCTGGTGGGCGGCAAGAATAATCAAGGTAAAACAAGTGTGCTGGACGGCATCGCCTGGGCGCTAGGAGGTAATAAGTATCGTCCTTCGCAGGCTTCACGTGACGGATCAGTAATTCCACCATATCTGCACATCACTTTGTCCAATGGCCTGATCGTGGAGCGCAAAGGTAAAAACTCAGATTTGAAAGTCCTTGATCCCAATGGTCAGAAAGGTGGTCAGCAGCTCCTTGATAGTTTCGTAGAAGAGTTGGCCATTGACCTTCCCAAGTTCATGAACGCTTCCAATAAGGAGAAAGCCAATATCCTGCTTCGCATTATCGGAGTTGGCCAACAACTTCATGAATTTGAAGTCAAGGAGCAAGAGGTCTACAACCGACGTCATACCATCGGACAGATTGCGGATCAAAAGGCCAAGTTTGCCAAGGAACAAATCTATCATCCCGATGCTCCGAAGGAACCTGTTTCGGCTTCAGAGCTCATTCAACAGCAACAGGGAATTCTGGCACGCAACGGGGAGAATCAACGGAAACGGCAACGACTGACGCAGATTCAAGCTGCCTATGACCAACAGCAGCGTGAACTAGAACGTTTAGAAGCATTGCTCAACGAGGCACATATCAAACGCGCTCAATTTGCGGAAGATCTGGATATTGCTAAGAAGGATGCCTTTGAACTACTCGACGAATCTACTGAAGAGTTGCAGGCCAACATCCGGCAGATCGACGAGATCAACCGGAAGGTGCGGGCAAATCTTGACAAAGACAAGGCTGAGACAGATGCCAGCGATTATCGTGTGCAATATGATCAGTTGACCACTGAGATTAATGACATCCGCTCACAGAAGGCGGAGCTCCTGACGAATGCGAATTTACCGCTGCCAGGACTGTCCGTCGATGATGGGGAGTTGATCTATAACGGTCAGCGCTGGGATAACATGAGTGGATCCGATCAGCTAAAGGTATCTACGGCCATTGTTCGTAAGTTAAAACCAGACTGTGGCTTTATCTTGCTCGACAAGCTTGAACAGATGGATATGGAGAGCCTTCAGGAGTTTGGGCAGTGGCTGGAAGCTGAGGGATTACAGGCCATAGCGACTCGAGTCAGCACCGGTGAAGAGTGCTCAATCATCATCGAGGATGGGTATGTCGCTGGACAGGAAGGAATTCAATTACAACAACCTCCGGGAGAAATCGATCCAGGACCAACATGGAAAGCAGGTGAATTCTGATGCAGATCATTAGTGGTCGTGTCCAAAAGGCAAAGAAAGTAGTTTTATATGGGCCAGAGGGAATTGGCAAGTCTTCGTTTGCTGCAAACTTCCCGAGACCTGTATTCATTGATACAGAAGGTTCAACTACGGAGATGGACGTTTCGCGTCTGCCTAAACCGTCGAGCTGGGAAATGCTCAAGCAACAAGTGACCTGGGTAAAACAGCAGGCAGGTCAGATTGGGACACTCATCATTGATACCATTGATTGGGCAGAAATGCTTTGCGTAGAAGGTGTTTGTGCAGCACATCAGAAAAATGGTGTTGAAGATTTTGGTTACGGAAAGGGCTATATCTTTGTGGCTGAGGAAATTGGACGCTTTCTGAATCTCTTAAGTGATGTCATCGAATCTGGCATTCATGTCGTATTGACAGCTCACGCACAGATCGTCAAATTTGAGCAGCCAGACGAGATGGGCGCATACGATCGTTATCAGCTTAAGCTCGGACAGAAGACCGGCAGCCGGACAGCGGCACTGGTCAAAGAGTGGGCAGATATGGTGTTATTCATTAATTATAAAACCTTCTCTGTTTCCACGGACAAAGAAGGCAAAAAGAATAAGGCGCAGGGCGGTGCGCGCACTGTCTATGCTACCCATCACCCCGCATGGGACGCGAAGAACCGTCAGGGTCTACCAGACGACTTCCCACTGGACTATAACTATATTGCTCATATCTTTAACGGTGTAGCGCAGATAGCAACTTCATCTACGCAGCCAACTATGGCAAATCAAACAGAAATTATTCCAAATAATATTCCGAATCAGCAAGCAGCCAAAATTGCGGCTCCAGTAACGACTGCTCCACCAGCACCACATGCAGTGACAGTAACACCAGCTTCACCGGCTGCTACATCACAGCCAAATCCACAACAGCAGGCGCTGAATCTTAATATTCCGCGTGCCTTATATGATCTGATGAGTCAGCACCAGGTGACTGAAGCAGAGATTCAGATTGTAGTAAGCAATAAGGGCTACTATCCGTATGACACACCGATAGCCAATTATGATCCTGGCTTTATCGATGGCGTATTGGTTGGGGCTTGGCAGTCGGTGTTCAGCGTGATTAAAGATACTAGAGACAAAATTCCATTTTAACTAAACAACAGGAGGAATCATAAATGAATCAAAATACTGAGCGTGAACTGGGCTGGGACGATGAGATAGAAAAGGATGGTGGGGAATTTACCATTCTACCTGCAGGTGACTATAACTTCACCGTGACTAAATTTGAGCGCGGACGTTTCAACGGTAGTGAAAAAATGCCAGCTTGCAACCAGGCTAAAATTGAACTGACAGTACATTCAAATCAAGGGGACGTCGTCATATTTCATAATCTATTCCTGCATACGAAAACTGAAGGGTTATTGTCCAACTTCTTCGCCGGTATTGGTCAGAAGCGTAAAGGCGAAAAACTGAAAATGAACTGGCAGACGGTCATCGGTTCCAAAGGTCGTCTGAAACTGGAGATCAATAATTTCAAGGGGCGCGACGGTGTTGACAAGACCAATAACCAGGTGAAGACCTTCTATGCTGCTGACGAACTGCCAGCCGGCCAGCCACAACAACAATACCAGCAATCGCAGCAGTATCAACAGTCCCAATATCAACAAGCGCCGTTTCCAGGCTCTCCACCTCCACAACAAGGTGGCGGATTTGTACCGGGTCAGTTTTAGGAGGCTACGGCTATGGAACTTAGACCATATCAACAGGAGTCCCGTGAATCAATACAAACAGAATGGGAAAAGGGCGTCCAACGGACGCTCCTGGTCCTACCAACTGGATGCGGCAAGACTATTGTATTTAGTAAGGTGATCGAAGACCGGGTAAGGCTAGGCGAGCGAGTGCTCGTTCTGGCGCACCGCGGGGAGTTGCTAGATCAGGCAGCTGATAAGCTGGAAAAGTCTACGGGTCTCAAATGCGCCACGGAGAAAGCAGAACAGACTTCCATTGGTAGTTGGTTTCGGGTGGTAGTAGGCAGCGTTCAGACAATGATGCGTGAAAAGCGGCTACAGCAGTTCGATAAAGGATTCTTTGACACCATCATCATTGATGAGGCACATCATTGTTTATCAGACAGCTATCAGCGTGTGCTTGAATACTTTGGCGAATCACACGTATTGGGTGTTACTGCAACACCAGACCGGGGCGACATGCGGAACTTGGGAAGCTACTTTGAGTCCCTAGCCTATGAGTACACTCTGCCGAAAGCCATCAAAGAGGGATTCCTGAGTCCGATCAAGGCCATGACTATTCCTTTGAAGCTTGATCTAACAACGGTTGGACAGCAGGCAGGTGACTTCAAGTCTAGTGACCTGGGCACAGCATTGGATCCTTACTTGGAATCAATCGCTGCTGAAATGTGGCGGGTTGCGAAGGATCGGAAGATTGTCGTGTTCCTTCCATTGGTTAAGACCAGCCAGAAATTTACTTCTATATTAAACGGAATCGGCTTTAAGGCTGCCGAGGTTAATGGGGAATCGAAAGATCGGGCAGAGATACTGGCTGATTATGATGCTGGAAAATATAACGTTTTGTGCAATTCGATGCTACTGACTGAAGGCTGGGATTGCCCAAGTGTAGATTGTATCGTGGTCTTGCGGCCAACAAAGGTAAGAAGCTTATATAGTCAAATGGTTGGGCGAGGTACCCGATTGTTTCCAGGGAAAGAGGATCTGCTCTTGCTTGACTTCTTGTGGCACACAGAACGGCATGAACTTTGCCATCCAGCCCACTTGATCGCGGAGAATGAGGAAGTCGCTCAGGCCATGACCAAGCAGATTGAAGAGGCAGGTATTCCGCTGGATTTGGAAACAGTCGAAAAACAAGCATCTGAAGATGTCGTTTCGCAACGCGAGGAAGCTCTGGCCAAATTACTAGCAGAAATGAAGCGCAGGAAGGCTAAACTTGTCGATCCGTTGCAATTTGAAATGAGTATCCAAGCAGAAGATTTATCCGGATATGTCCCTTCCTTTGGCTGGGAAATGTCGCCACCGAGCGATGCACAAGTCAAGACGTTGGAGAAACTGGGTATTCTGCCTGAGGCTATTGATAATGCAGGCAAGGCTACAAAGTTGCTTGAGCGATTGGATAAACGCCGTACTGAGGGACTAACAACACCAAGGCAAATTCGGTTCCTGGAACAGCGTGGATTTGAACATGTTGGCACATGGACGTTTGATAATGCCAAGAAGATGATAGATCGCATTGCAGGTAATGGCTGGCGTGTGCCGACTGGCGTTAATCCTAAAGAGTATCGTGGGGAGTAAAAAGGCGTTCAGTGGAAGGATCGGAGACTGGTTGGCTATGGGCGGCAAAGATGATGATCCATATATCAAGCAGCAGCTGCGTTTTGTAAAAAGAGTTGCAGAGAGGGGCTGTCATGCTGACACCAGAACGTTTTGAAAAGATCAAGAAGGTATTCGGTCAAGTCGGATTACTAACTGGATCTATGGCCGTTGAGTTACTGGCTGCTCTAGAAAATGCAGAAGGCGACATTATCACTTTGAAGCAGAAAGCGGAATTGTACGAAGAGGCGCTGGAAACGTACAAAGACAATCGGTCGGCAATGAAAGAGCAGTTAGTAGAGGCACAGCAGACCATAGCCCGGCAACGGGAAGCGCTGCGGAATGTTGAAGGTTTGTTCCAAGCAATCCTTGAGTCAGGTGACAGTAATTATGCAGTAGATTATGCAATTAGTGGGTTGGCATTAATTGAGGAGGGTAAGTCATGACACAGGTACAGCTGAGTGTAGCTGCTTGGGCAACGATGGGGCCGAGAAAAGTCTACGAACTTCATGATAAGGACAATAGATTCTATGGTCATGTCAGCGTGAATGAATTGCAGAGAATGGGATATGTGAAGCGAATCGATCACTGCAAAAAGGCGGAAGAGTTTATCAACACTCCTGAAGGATTGGATTGGGTAAAAAAGAATCGGTTCTTCAATATTAATCCATAAGGTAAATTGTGTGCTTAGGCTGGCAGTGCAACCGATGCAGTGATACTAGTTCCTACCGCCCACGCTGTTTTTAAACCAGCTAAACCAAATAACATCTTATTTTCACTGTTATTTTTCATAGGCATTCCCCCTTCATTTACATCCTTACTGTTTGAGATTTTGTCGATGACAAATTGTAAACATGTAAGAACAGCGAGGAGTAACACAAGAACTAATCCACATAGGGGATTGAACCCTGCTGCAGCCACAAGCCTAAAAACACAATTGAATTTAATATTATAGCACGGGACTAAAACTGACACAAATAAACGGAGGGCATATGGAGCATAAATTGGATTTGGTTACCCTGCTTGGCCATGTGGATCCTTCATACCTGAGTTACCAGGAATGGGTCAATGTCGGCATGGCACTAAAATATGAAGGTTACACGGCCAGCGACTGGGACGAATGGAGCCGGAGGGACGGCGGGCGCTACCATCCAGGTGAGTGCTTCAAGAAGTGGACGACGTTCGAAGGAACCGGTAACCCAGTCACAGGGGCGACTATTACGCAGTTGGCCAAGGATAACGGATGGCTGCCCCGGTCTGCAAATGATCGCGAACTGGATTGGGATGATGAAATTGCCGGTGGTGATTACGTTGTTATCGATAAGAATTGGATAGAAGGAAAAGAGATTCACGAGCCAACTGATTGGAATCCTGTACAGCAGCTAACAACGTATTTAAGTGCTTTGTTCGAAGCATCGGAGCAAGTCGGCTATGTCACGGATACCTGGCAGAACGATGAAGGGAAATACTTGCCCACCAAGGGGAACTGGGACCGGACGGCGGGCGAGCTGATTCAGGCGCTCAATCAATCGGGTGGCGATATTGGAGCGACAATAGGTGATTACGATCCAGCAGCTGGTGCTTGGATCCGGTTCAACCCACTGGATGGTAAGGGCGTCAAGAATGAGAATGTGACTGAATTCCGGTATGCACTGGTGGAATCCGACACGATGGACATTGAAAAGCAAAACGCAGTTATGCGTGAGCTAGAGCTGCCAATCGCCGTGCTAGTTTACAGCGGAGGCAAAAGCCTACATGCCATCGTTAAGGTGGATGCACCTGATTACGGGGAGTACCGAAAGCGTGTGGACTACCTCTATACAGTCTGCAAGAAGAACGGGCTGTCCGTTGACAACCAGAACCGTAATCCTTCCCGGTTGTCACGGATGCCGGGTATTGAACGTAATGGCAAAAAACAGTTTATTGTGGACACGAGCATCGGCAAAGCGAACTGGGCTGAATGGCATGAATGGATTGAAGGCATTAATGACGATCTTCCGGATCCGGAGAGCCTAGCGGACTATTGGGACAATATGCCGCCGCTAGCGCCCCCTTTAATAGAAGGAATGCTACGACAGGGGCATAAGATGCTCATGGCAGGACCGTCAAAGGCAGGTAAGTCATTTGCCTTGATTGAGCTCAGCATAGCCATAGCCGAGGGTATTAAGTGGCTGGCATGGCAATGCACGAAGGGCAAGGTTCTGTATGTCAATCTGGAGCTTGATCGAGCTAGCGCCTTGGATCGTTTCAAAAATGTGTATAACGCGTTAGGGTTGTCGCCTAGCAATATCGGTAACATCGATATTTGGAACTTGCGTGGTAAGACAGTACCTATGGATAAATTGGCTCCGAAGTTGATTCGACGTGCAGCTAAGAAAAATTACATTGCCGTTATTATCGATCCTATTTATAAAGTCTTGACTGGCGATGAGAACAGCGCCGATCAGATGGCCCACTTCACAAATCAGTTTGACAAGATAGCAACAGAACTGGGTGCTGGCGTAATTTACTGTCATCATCACAGCAAAGGTTCGCAGGGCGGTAAGAAGTCGATGGACAGAGCTTCAGGCAGTGGCGTATTTGCCCGTGATCCGGACGCGCTTATTGATTTAGTGGAGCTTGATCTGACCGAGGCTTTATTGATGCAAGAGGAGAATAAGGCAGTCTGTACAATGTATCGGCAGCTCTTTGATAAGTATAATCCAGTCTACCTGCAGGAGCATGTCTCTCAGGACGATCTGCTCAGTGCCAAACAGATGGAGGATCACGCCAAGCGTGGTATTCCAGGGCAGCAGGCAATCGCTCAGGAGGGTGTCAAGCAAGCAGTGAAAAGCGTACGTATCCGTTCAGCCTGGCGCGTGGAAGGCACGCTGCGCGAGTATCCGAAATTTGAACCAGTTAACATGTGGTTCCAGTATCCGATCCATAAGGTCGATGATGTAGGCAGCCTGAAGGACATCGATCCAGATGGCGAGGCTTCCAAGCCACCTTGGCAAAAGGCAACAGGCAAGCGTCAGGATAAGGCGAAAGAACAGCGTCGGAGCAAAGCTGAGGAGTTTGAGGACGCTATCAATAATTGTAATTATGGAGAACCGCCTACTGTACTGGATGTCATAGCGTGGTATTCCTCTACCGGAAAAGAAGTTGCTGAACGCACCGTGAGAGATTGGATTAAGAAATATGGTTATGAAATAGACCGCTCAATTGGCTTCCGCGTTATCAAGAAGGAAGAGGAGTAATTGCGGCGGCGACCATGATTATATGGTGGTTGCAAAAACTTGCGGTGATCATCAAATTATGGTCGCCGCAAGTTGCGAAACATAATTGCCGCAACATTGCAATTAGTTGCGGGGAATTTGATACGTGTATGGTTGCCGCCGCCGATGGTGGCGACCACTATATATAAATATATAAGGATAAGGGAAGGGGTAAAAAATCCCCCTTCCCCCTCCCCTCTATTTATCACCGCGAGAAAAGTCAAAAAGTTAAAAATGGAAGTTGGTATCATGATGACTGAATTTTTTATGCTGATGAAAAAAGTTCCGACGATCACACACCAACAGAAACAGGTCGCAGTCGTGAATGGTAAGCCAGTATTCTATGAACCTGATGAGCTGAAGGCAGCGCGGGCGAAATTAATGGCTCATCTTGGGCAGCATGTGCCAGAGCGGAAATATACAGGAGCTATCAGGTTGACGGTGAAGTGGTGTTTCCCGATTACTGGTAAACATCAGGACGGAGAGTACAAGTACACGAGACCCGACACGGACAACCTGCAGAAGTTACTCAAGGATTGCATGACTGACTGCGGCTACTGGAAGGACGACGCGCTAGTAGCTTCAGAAATCGTTGAAAAGTTCTGGGCTGCGCTTCCAGGTATCTATATCAAAATCGAGGAGTTGTAGCTGATGGACTACAAGGCGTTATTCTGGGATGTCTATCAGTGGACGCAGCAAGTCAACGCCACAGCTAATCAGTATGGTATGCAGAGCTCTGAGTTTTGGCAATGGGTCGCTGATTCATCCGGGGCGATGTGTCAGAAATACCAGGACAGCCCAATGGTGATAAAGCAAATGATGATGTTGACGGAGTGGCTGGAAGAAGTTCTGGAGAAACAAAAGAAAGGAGCGTGATCCTATGCCGTATGCCCTGGAACATCCTTTCCTCACGGCAATTATTCTGATTTTCCTGATTTGTGTCACGGGGGATGTATTCATAGCATTCGCGAAAAGGAAGGGGTACGAACAGGATGAAGATTGACCCCTTCTTCCAGGAGATCCCTTGGGACATCATCACAGACGATAATGGGGTGGTGATTGGCGAGGTTTACACGATCCTCCCAGAAGCACCACCAAGGAAACGGCAGCGTAAGTGGGGTACGACTTCTGCAATGAAAAGGAGGGTTAGGGATGGCGAATACACCTATACCAAATCGAGCGGTTGAATATAGCGGTTACGGAACTAGCGGGGTTCGTGAGTACAAACTTACTCCTGAAGAACTTGAGGAGATCAGGCAGAAGTACCCAGCAACAAAGCGAGATGTGAATTTTAAAAAGCCGGTAGCACATAACCCACGAACAGATGAAAGATACCTAAATCATGAGGAGGACAAGGATATGGGAGGACAACGGACGAGCAAAGAGGGGCCTAGCTGTGGGTTAACTAAGAAATTATTCTTAGAGCAGATTGTAGCTGGTGAGACGGTTTCAAGCATCGAGAAGGCTTGGGGGATGAAGTACAACACGCTGTACAATTGGGTCAAGAACTGGGACTGTCGAGGAGTTACACCTGATAAAGCCAGAGAGATGCTTGCGCAGCTTGGCGAAGCTTCCGGCTATGCTACTGAACCTGACAAAACCCAACTGCTTCGCGAAAAGGAGGTCCTTGCGTCAGAGCAACGACCATCTACGGATTTAGAACAGCTGAACAAGGCTGTGCAGGAGATTGAACGCTTAACGCTTGAAGTAACAGCGAAGGATGAAGTCAAGGGGGTACTGCAACGCCGATTAGATTCTACTGAGGTCGAGCTGATAAAACTTCGCGGTGAGGTGAAGCACTGGAAAGCTCGGGCTGCTGAAGCGGCGGAACTAGCTGATAAGGCTGCCGAGGAGTCCACAGCTAAAATTGAACGGATGAAGGCAAATTTACAAAAAGGGACATCTGCACGGCATACAACTGAGGATGAACTTGTTCAAACCACTGAGGAAAATGATCGGCTTCGGGATGAGATTAACCGGATGATCTCAGAACGTGATGAACTGATGTCGGAGAATGATCGGCTGAGTGACTTGCTTCGTGTTCACGTTCGTGTAGAGCCAGCTGAACCTGCCAGCGAGACGCAACTGCTTGACCGAAGTATTGCCGAGCTGACTCGAGCACGAAAGATCATCAAACTATTATCTGCATCCGGAGAATAACACAGAAATGGGGTCAGACATCATGAAGACAACCACAAAGGCAACTTGGATCGAAACCCTAATCTGTCAGTATGCCACAGATGTCCACAACCTGGAGCGTTACCGAGACACCTTGGATCTCAAGGATCCGACAGCGGCAGAAGAGGCTGATACTGTATCAGGGATGCTGGCAGATATGAGATATGCACTAACATGGATGCGTCGTGGGAGACGGCCAGGGAGCCGCAGAGGTGCTGAGATCACGGATATATATCGGCAGCGTGAGATCTATATCAAACTATCAGGACAACAAATGGGAGAGGCTGAACGGTTAAAGCTGGTGGATGCGCTGCTTTCACTGTCAGATCGAGAACGAACTTGTTTCTTACTTCACATGGGGCAGGGCTTGACGCTATTAGAGATTTCGGGTAAGCTAAATCTATCAAAAAACACCGTACGTATGTACGTAGATCGAGCGAAATGCAAGATTAAACAAGACTTTTTATAGGTCTTGTCGCACGTACTGTCGCACATCGTGTCGCACAACCTACCCACTATAATTATGTCTATCACGAGTCCTCCACTGCGGAGGGCTCTTTTGTGATGTAAATGAGATAGCTAAAAACAAGGAAATTGTGTAAAATATCGGTAACGATAATTATTAAAGGGTGAATATGATGACAGAAGAAGTTGGAAGTGTTAATTCGGTGGAAGAGATCTACAAAGAATTAATGATTGAGACTGTTTCGAATACATATCCAAAATATATCCAAAAAGATTTGCTTAGCACACTTGAACAACAAGGTGTCGTAAAACTGAAAAAGAACATGACAATTAAGGAAGGGGCTCAAACAATTGATCTTTCAGAAGCAGAAGAAGATGAAAGATTAACCCAGGGTATTGCATTTCCGGCTGTGTTGAGAGCTTTGGAAATGCGCGAATTCACTAAATCTTATCATTTCTCGGCAATGTTTGCTGGAAATGGAAAACCAAAAACAATTTTTGCTGATTTAGTGAAAAAAGGTAAATTACTGGAATTCAAATCTGCAAATTTCGTTCACGATAATGTACTTGACGTTAATCATCCAACTAAAGTTATTCCAACGATGTTTACTATTGGAAATATTAAAATTTTTAAATTCACCAAACTTCTTACAGGATTTTTACCGACTACAGCAACTAGGAAGAGAATAAAATATAACGTTCTTGGTGTTTATCATGAATATTTAGATGTGTTGGAGGTTAGATTTGATAGGGCTAGAAGCCTTTTTCAGTATGAAGATGAACTTTTTTATCACAATCAGGTTGTCGGAGTGTTGAACTGGTTTAATGAAGTTGCTAATTTTGAATTGGAAAACATCAACATTTCTCCTGTTATTAGCTTTATAAATAAAAAGGATCAAGATGAAGTTGTTGTCCACTCACAGGCAATGAGTATGAGTACAGGGGCTAAGGCAGAACTCTATACTGCAGAAAATGGGGCTCCTATCCTTCCATTACTAGGTGAACTCAAGGAATTAATTAGAACAAACGAAGAATTGTTTGAAGAAAGTCCTAAAATTAAAGACTTGCTGGATAAATTTATATCAGAGACAGAGGATACTTCAGATTTGCCATGGATCTCACTGAGATGGAAAGGTGATGCAAAGAACGAAGGGATACTTGTAAAGTTTAAGCATAATTATGAAAACAAGGGTTATACTTTGCTTAATTTCGTTGGACGCCAAACTAATATGGAGAAGATGAATAATGTCACCAAATACATTATCGATAATAAAGCAGAGCTTGATGCAAAAGAGTCTTCTGCCGCCCCTGAAATTGAAGAAACTGCTGACATTACTCGAGAAGTTTCCTAAGGATCGGTACATCTATCCTGGTGCACTTATAAGAGAACTTAACATCGATATGAGCCTTGCATACAAAGTGCTGCATGAAGTGATGAAGTTAGGATTTCTATCGATTAATTATGAAATTTATTGTCATAAATGTAGCAAATTTACCGGAGGAATATATGAAACGCTTGCTGATATCCCGGAAGAAATAGAATGTGATGAAATGGGTCATGTTTTGGATCCTTTGAACTCAAGTATTGTTGTATTCAAGGTGATTCGAGATGAATAGCAATGGGCTCACTCCTGAAGAGTATTTTGCTCTACTTAATCAACAGGAAGAGATGTATAAAGAATTAAGCAGAATGAATGATTCTGCTATGGAGGAATATAAAGTTCTTTTACAGAAATTCGTTGATGTGAACTCAAGAACGGTGAGTACTGAAGAGGCTGAACGAAAAGAGTTCAATACTACTCATAAAGGAAAGGCCTTGGAAGAATTAGTCGTTTTCTTACTTGAAAAGACAGGATTGTTCAAAGTTCATAAAAATATAAGAAATACGACCAATGAAATAGATCAATTATTGGAACTCTCTTTTATAGGCAAGCATTTCAATAAGTATCTACCGTTCTCCGGAAGTATATTTCTGTCGGAATGCAAAAATTACAACAAGACTATTGACGTCACTTGGGTTGGTAAATTTTATTCTTTACTTGTATCAAATCATTCCAGATACGGATTCCTTTTCTCATACCATGGTTTTACTGGTAGTGGTTGGCATAATGCTGTGGGATTAACAAAAAAGTTGTTTTTGCACAAAGAGCAGATGGAAGATAAAATACATATCATTGATTTTAACCACAGCGACTTTCAATTAATAGCAGAAGGTCATAGTTTTTTGGAAATATTGGATTCTAAAATCAAAGAACTTTTAACCGCTGCTGACTATACAAAATACCTCGAAGAAAAGCATCCTGCCCTTTTGGAGGATGGCTGTAATGAGGAATAGAAAAAGCATCCCGAAGGATGCTTTTTCTATTGCAAAACAAACACAACACCGGAGATGGTGAAAATGCAGGATGGCTGAAACATCAAAACTAGCTGAACAGTCAAAAGGAATCACAAAAAGAAAGTCCGGCTTATTCACCGGACTTGTCCTTCTTAGTGTGATACGCCTTTGCTGCTTCCTTACGCTCTATAAGATCAGAACGGAAGAAGAGACGTTCATTTTTGGTTTCTTTAACCGGTTTGAGCTTTCCGTTTTTCACGAATCCGTGAATATTCTGCCGTGTAGACCCCAGTATCTCCATAGCTTCCGATACGCCGCAGATTTCGCGTGCGATCCATTCAGCCAGTTCTTCCTTACTTTTGAAGGTGTACATTACCACTTCACCAGTAAGATAACAGTATTGGCGATACTGATTACCAAGGCGGCATACGTGGCATAAGTTGTGATTTTTGCTTTAACGTTCATTGTTCATCGCTCCTGACTAAAATACTTTCTTTGGCTTTGTGATATACTGAAGGAAAGACGGCCCTTGATTTTCATCCCCTACGTCTTAGCCCCTTTTTGGGGCTAAGGTTTCGGGATTTCCTACTTGAGCAGCAGGATGATGAGGGTGAGGATGGAGTTTATCAAGGTGATGATTGCAGTCACCATCTTGAAGGTTGACTCTCTATCCTCTTTCCGTCTTTCTCTTCGTTTCTTCATTATTATCACCTCCTCTTGATATATTAATTATAACACGATACTTTACATCTGTAAAGTATCTAATGCGATAAGTCCAATCTTTTTTTTAGGTTGGGCTTTTTTGTGTTTTTAGTCTCGTCCATAAAATAATTAAGACCAAACATAAGAAGGTTGGGCTTTCTGAATGGCCATGCGAAACAAACATAACGGCGGGGGTGGTGAAAATGTAATATGGCTGAAACTTCTAAATTAGCCGAGCAGGATTATGTGTCCGGCATGAAATATAAAGCAATTGCTGAAAAATATGCCGTCTCCATTAACACGGTGAAGTCATGGAAGAAGCGTCACGGCTGGAATCGGGATATGGGTGCACCCAAAGCTGAAAGGGTGCACCCTAATCGTGGAGGTGCACCACCGGGTAATCAAAACGCTGTTGGCAATAAGGGCGGATTCGCACCGAAGCGAAACAAGAACGCCGAGAAGCATGGACTGTTCGCTAAGTATCTGCCGGCAGAGTCGCTAGCCATCATGGAGCAACTGCAGAACCGAGCTCCTCTGGATATTCTGTGGGACAACATCATGATCCAGTACACCGCCATCATCAGGGCTCAGCAGATCATGTACGTCAAAGATCGGGACGACAGCACGACCACGCTGATCGAGGAAAAGGACGGCAATGTGTCAGGCCAAAAATGGGAAGTGCAGCAGGCTTGGGATAAGCAGGCGTCCTTCCTTACGGCTCAGAGCCGGGCAATGACATCGCTCCAGGGTATGATCAAGCAGTATGATGAGCTGCTGAAGACGGATCTGGCAACGGAGGAACAGAAAGCCCGTATCGATGTGTTGAAGTCTAAGGTGCCAAATAAAGACGGCGTTGATCCGAACGCGCAGATCACAGCTCTGGCGGATCTGATCAACAATCCTGTAGCTGAGCGGGTGATTGACGATGAGTGAGGCGGCTCTAATCCCCTATGCACCGCTTACTGCCAAGCAGAGCAATTATATTGCTGCAAGCCGTGACAGCTGGCTAAACGTGGCAGAAGGTGGTAAACGGGCAGGAAAGAACATCATTAACCTAATCGCATATGCAATGTGCCTGGAGGTGCACCCCGATAAGCTGCATCTGGTGGCAGGGGTGAGCTTAGCCGCCGCCAAGATGAACGCAATAGACTCCAACGGATTCGGGCTTCAGTGGCTGTTTGCAGGTCGTTGCCGCGAAGGGGAGTATAAGAACCGGGATGCACTGTATATTCAGACAAAGACCGGTGAGAAGGTTGTTATTATCGCAGGTGGTGGTAAGGCCAATGACGCAGCGCGGATCAAGGGTAACTCCTACGGCACGGTGTACATCACTGAGGTCAACGAGTGCCATCAGAGCTTTGTGCAGGAGGCAATTGACCGTACAGTCGCTAGTAGCAAACGGCAACTCTTCTTTGATCTTAACCCGAAGCCGCCGGCACATTGGTTCTATCGGGATTTCCTGGACTTTCAGGATAAGGAGAAGAAAGGAGGCCGTAACCCAGGGTACAATTACGCACACTTCACCGTTTTTGATAACCTGTCAATCTCAGATGAACAGCTACGTATGGTTCTTGCTACGTATGACAAGGACAGCCTATGGTATAAGGCTGATATCAAGGGAATGCGTACAGCAGCCACAGGTCGGATATATACCGGCTATACTGTCAAGGACGTAATCATTGCCCGAGCTGCTGTCCAGGATGAGCGGTTCATTGAATTCAGCATCGGGATAGATATCGGTGGTACAGATGCTACGGTGGCCACGCTGACAGGGTTCACGGCAAGGTATGGTAAAGTGGTGCTCCTGGATGGTTACTATCACAAGCAAGGTAAGTCAACAGGCTACACGCATGACCGTTACGCCAAGGAAATAGTCGATAAGATTGAGGAGTGGGGTAATACGTACCCTGCTTTTTTTGCGTGTGCTCATATCTTCGCGGAATCTGCGGATAAGCTGTTCCGTCAGGCACTTCTCAATGAGCTACAGCGCCGGAAGATCTTCATCACGGTGACACCGTCATACAAGAAAGAGGGCATCGTGGACCGGATCCGACTTACCAGTATCCTTATCAATCAGGGCCGCTACAAGGTCATGAGCCATCTGAAAGAGTGGCAAGAGGCGCTGGAGAACGCCACCTGGGACGAGAAGAAGCGCATAGAGGGTGAATGGGTGCGAACCGATGACGGCAGCTATCCGGTTGACTGTTTGGATAGTAGCGAGTACAGCGTGCAGCCATTCAAGAAGAGACTGGGGGTGTAGAAAGTGGGGTGGTTTAAGAGCATGGTTATGAAAATACTGAGGATCAACCCGGCACCGGAAAGCCAGGTCATCACGATCACAGAGCCATTTAGCTACAGTACCAATGTGCTGAGGAATCGACTCTGGTATCGTGGAGATCCATCCGAGCTGGATCAGTTTTATAAGCAATCGGTGACGGATAATGTGAGTCGATCTCGTTTCTGGGCAGCAGTACCGAGTTATGGGCTCGGCATCCGAAAGATCCACAGCGGATTGCCAGCTATGGTCGCGGATCGATTGTCTGATATCGTTATTGCTGATATGGATGCTATTACGCTTAAACAGCAAGCCGAGACGGATACATGGGTAGCCATAAGTGAGGACAATGACTTCCCCGAGCTTTTGGGTGGAGCCGTAACGGAGGCGCTGACAGCTGGAGACGGAGCCTTTAAGGTCACGTTAGATCCGGAAGTAAGCGAATATCCGCTTATTGAGTTTTACTCCGGGGATCAGGTGGAGTTCAAGCGTACACGTGGTCGCCTGCAGGAGGTTCTTTTCTACACTGATTACACGGTTAACAGTAAGGAGTATCGGCTCATAGAGACATTTGGCCGCAAGTATATTCGTTACCAGTTGCTGGATACTTTTGGCAAGCAGGTACCGCTTTCCCTGGTTCCTGAAATTGCCGATTTGAAGGACGTTGAGTATGATGGCGATTTTATTATGGCCGTTCCGCTCATGGTGTTCAAGTCCACAAAGTGGCCAGGGCGTGGAAAGAGTATTTTTGACAGTAAAGCTGATTCCTTCGATGCACTTGACGAAGTGATTAGCCAGTGGGTGGACGCTATTCGAGCAGGCCGGGTACAAAAGTACATTCCGCAGGATCTGGTGCCACGTAACCCCGAAACCGGGGAGCCAACACGACCGAATCCGTTCGACAACCAATATATTAAGCTGGCTGGCGGTCTTGCTGAGGATTCCAAGGGACAAATCGATATGGTACAACCGCAGATCTTGTACGAGGCGTTTGTGGCTAGTTACAGCAGCGCTCTGGATATGTGCTTGCAGGGCATCATATCTCCCAGCACCCTCGGCATTGACCTGAAAAAGACGGACAATGCCGAGGCTCAGCGCGAGAAGGAGAAGGCCACGCTGTACACTCGTGGCAAAATTGTGGATCGGCTGAATGAGGTCATTCCACAATTAGTGCAGACGGTAATGATGGTCTACGACACGAAGCAGAGCCGAAAAGCAGGCGAATACAATGCTAGCGTAACCTTCGGAGAGTACGCCTCTCCAGACTTCGGTAGCGTGGTGGAAATCGTCGGCAAGGCCCGAGCATTCCAGATTATGAGCCTAGAGCGCTCGGTGGAGGAGCTATATGGTGACACCTGGACCGAGGAGGAAAAGGCCGAAGAGGTTACCCGGCTGAAAAAAGAGCAGGGCTTGCTGGAAGTAGATGAACCTAGCACTAACCGCGATAAGCCTCCGGGTGATCCTGAAGATGAAGATGAAGATGAAGGCGAATGAAGAAGAAATATGACATTCGTGGCATTTTCGCTCAAATGGAAGTTGACCTAATCGCTAGTATGAAGCGCAATCTGACCCGTCATGAAAATGAGGAGAAGAAAGAGGGCTTCGAGTGGGATCAATGGCAGGAGAAGAAGCTGCAGGACCTCAAGCGGTATAAGAAAGAGGCTACGCAGATTGTTAAGAAAACTGAGCCTACGATTAACATTGCGATCGAGCGTGAGGTCAAAGGCGGTTTTTTTGCAGGTATCAAGCGGGCTGGGAAGAAGCTACTAGATAAGATCACACCAGGCAAGAAGCTGGATGTTGAAGGCGTATCAGATGAGAACTTTTTTAAACTTAATGAGAAACGCATCAACGCACTGACAGCAGCTGCACAAGAGGAGTTGAAAGCTGCACGCTTCGCGGTTCTTAGGCAAGCGGACGATGTGTTCCGGCAGACCATATTCAAATCACAGTTATATCTTAACTCTGGTGCCGCTTCGCTTAATCAAGCGATCGACATGGCCACAGGTGATTTTCTAGATAAGGGCTTTGACTGTATACAGTTTGCTAATGGGCGAAGGATGAACATTGCCTCATATGCTGAAATGGCCTTGCGTGCATCCTCCCAGCGGGCAGTATTCGAGGGAGAGGGAACCAAACGCCGTGCAGCAGGTAATCCGTTTGTCGTGGTGTCAGCTCATAACAACTGTTCGGAGCTGTGTCTGCCGTGGCAGGGTAAAGTGTACATTGATGATGTGTACAGTGGCGGGAAGGCGTCTGATGGTCCGTATCCGCTACTGAGTAAGGCAATGGCAGCAGGCTTGTTTCACCCCAACTGCCGGCACAACATGACAACGTTTATACCTGGTAAAAGCCGCATGCCGGATCCAGTGGATGATGCGGAGGCGTTAGGCAATTACAAGGCCGAGCAGCGGCAGCGTTACATGGAGCGTCAAGTGCGCAAGTACAAGCGTCGTGAGGCTGGCAGTGTTGATCCAATTAACCAGGCTGCTGCTGCGGCTAAGGTGAAGGAGTGGCAAGGGAAGCTCCGGGAACACGTAAAGGTAAACAAGCACTTACGGCGGGACTTTAGCCGGGAGAAATTTAAGATTCCTGTGCAAAAAACACCTGATAACGGTCTGCATAATAAGAATAAGCCTTTTAATATTCAGACTGAAGTGATCAAACATGCATCTAGAGGTGAATTTACTAATCCTAAGAACCCGAAAAAACAGGCAATAGGTAATTTTAGCAAGGGCGGACATGGGGAAGAGAACATTCAGCTGTTGATAGGGCATGGAATCGAGTATAATGTCGTTAAAGAGTATAAAAACGGCGTGCGCATTGGTAATGTGCCTTCGCATAAGGACAAGTTGAAGAAATCGGGCACAAAACAATCCTGGTTTCCGAAGAGTTGGACCGCAGAGGACATTGAGAAAGCTGGTATGTATGTGGCAAACCTTCAAGATCCAGATCAGTTTCAATTGGAGCCGAAAAAGGTTAATGGCGAGCTCATTTCAATATTCAAATATGCAAACTATCGTAGCGTGACTGTCGTGGTTGTGTATGATACCCCAAGGAAGGGCATTACAACAATATTCCCTGATGAAACGCAAAGGCTGTTAGGAGATGAAGAAAAGTGACTGGCAACGAAATAATTACAACAAATTTGCAGATCATTGATATGATGACTCAAAACGGAGCATCTCCGCCTCTGGATGAATATTGGGGTGAGATTGTTGAGGTGCTAAGTCAGGACTTTGATACAACAAAAGAATTGTTGTTGAAGTGTACGCCCACTGAAGTTAATAGGATGGGTGGCTACTTCGAGGATGTATCTGAACGGCTACAGAGCCAGGAATTTATTGATCTGTTGCGCGAACTACAACATAAGTATCCTGACATAGACATGGAAATGGACATACAATGGGCGATTGACGCTCTCGATTGACAGGCACTCACGCATTTGCGAGGGTGCTTTTTTCATGCCTGAAAGGCGGTGATTACCCTTGTCTGATAGCGTTATGATTACTTTTATTATTTGCCTGACACTAATCATCATTTGTGGAATTGGAAATAGCAAGAAGAGATAATCATGGCCACGATTGAGACTGTTGTGGCCTATTTGCTCGTTGTCCGGAGCATCACGGACCACTCCCCTAGCTGGAGAGCAGCTATACAAATCTATGGAGGTTGATGATAAATGGATTGGTTGAAAGAACTGTTAAAGAAAGCCGGATTCGATGAGTCTAAGATTGATGGTCTGATTGGTGACGTGAACAAGGAGCTGCCAAAGCATTTTGTTCCTAAGTCACAGTATAACGATCTGTCCGACACCAAGAAGAAGCTAGAGAAGGACATTACAGACCGTGATACGCAGCTTGAAACGCTCAGCAAGGACGCTAATGCTTCTGAGGGTCTGAAATCTGAGATTGCAAAGTTACAGGGTGAGAACAAGACTGCCGCAGAAAAGTACGCTGCTGATTTAAAAGACATGACGTTAACGAACGCCATTACAGCCGCACTGAATGGCAAAGTCCACAATGAGGCTGTCGTTACTGGCTTGATCAAGAAAGACAAGCTGGTGATCGGGGATGATGGGAAAGTGGTTGGCCTAGATGAGCAGCTCAAGGGCTTGCAGACCTCAGACGCCTACCTATTCAAGCCAGAGGACACTGGTGGTGGAAACGGTGGGCAAGGAGGCTTCCGTATAGGTGGTGGAGGCGGTCAAGGTGGAGCTGGAGCGGCTTCCAATGAACAATTGGCCAATATCTTCGGTGTTGCAGACACCAAATAACAAATAGCTAATAATTAAAGAGGAGAGATGTAAAAATGCCTTATAACTACGTAGATAGTTTTCTGACAGTGCTGCATCAAAAATATACGAAGGAGTTAACTTCTTCTGGATTGACCACACAGAACGCCATTTTTATTGGATCTAAAACAATTAAGATCCCGCGTTTGGACGTTGGGGGTTACAAGGACCACAGCCGTTCAGGTGGATGGAACCGTCAGGCGATCAGCAATGATTTTGAAACGAAGGTGCTGGCGTTTGACCGTGACGTTGAGTTCTATGTGGATGCTATGGACGTTGATGAAACTAATCAGATCCTGTCTGCAGCCAATACGACAAACGTGTTTGAAACGGAGCAGGCAATTCCAGAGTTGGATAAATACCGTTATAGCAAGCTCTATGCGGATTATGTAGCCTTGGGCAAAACACCTGACGTTACGGTGTTGTCGGTTGCTAATGCGCTGCAAGTCTTCGATAAGCTCATGCAAAATATGGATGAGGCAGAGGTACCCGAAGAAGGCCGAATTATGTACGTGACTCCTACTGTGCATACGCTGCTGAAGCAAGCGGAGGACATGAAGCGAGTTATTAATGTCCAAGCGAACAACGGAGCCATTGACCGTGCGGTAAGAAGCCTTGATGACGTGACCCTGGTTAAAGTGCCATCTAGTCGGATGAAGAGTGCCTTCAACTTTACGAACGGGGCTGTGCCTGGTGTGGGGGCAAAACAGATCAATATGATCCTTATCCACCCACAGGCAGTAATTGCTCCAATTAAACACAGTGCTATTTACCTGTGGGAACCTGGTAGTCACACAGGTGGCGATGGATATCTGTATCAAAATCGCCGTTATACGGATCTGTTCTTGATTAACCGCAAGGCAGATGGCATTCAGATCAACGCAGAGGAATAATATACCGGCCTGTAGCCGAAAGGAGAATAAAACTATGCTATTTGCAGTGAAAGGGAATAAACAGCTCCAGATCGACGACGCGGAGCGGGGAACCTACTTGAAGTTGGGCTATGATATCGCCACCCAGGAAGGTGACAAGCTTGAGGTGGTGGAAAACGCTCCAGGTAAAACAGTATCCTACAAGGATCATGAGGCTGTAATACGGGAGAATGCTGAACTTAAAAAGCAAGTAGCTGCTTCGGGATCTGGCTCTCCAGGAGCACTGGCAGGTCTTCAACAGCAACTTGACGATGCGCTAAAGGAAATCGAGACGCTGAAGGGGCAACTGGCAGACGTAAAGAAGCCTGTTAAAGCTGAGAAGTAGGTGATCTCATGGCCTATGCAACGGTAGAGGATTATGAACGCTATGGTGATGGGCAGATAACACCTGAAGAACTGGAGAGGGCGCTGGAGAGGGCATCTGATCAAGTGGATGCCCTTACCTACAACCGCATTGTGGGGCGAGGTCTAACAAGCCTCACGCCATTTCAACAGGTTAATGTTATAAAGGCAACGTGCCAGCAGGCAGACTTCACCTTTCAGTATGGGGATTATCTTAACTTCCCTCTCTCTGGCTACTCCGCTGGCAGTGTGTCGCTGTCTTTTAAGGCGGTGGAGGGAGCGGGGGGCATACAGACCACAGAAGGCGTGACAAGCCTGTTAGCCTCCACAGGGCTGACGAGTAGGAGGTTATGTTGATGCGAGGTAAGTTCCCGTTTCCACATTGGATATTGAAAACGCCTGTTAAGGTCTATCTGACCTACACTAGCGAGAATGGAGAGCCTATCGAGGAATTAATCTTCGATGGGCTTTGTTGTCATGATGAAAAGATGCGTCAAAAGCTGGACAAGGAGCGACGTCTGGTGACGCTATCAGGCAAAGTAATTATTAAAGGTGACATTAACCCTGGGAAGCTTATCGAGGGGCTTGTGAAGTTCGGAGAGATTGAGCGTCCTATCTTCAGCGCTATTCGACCACAGAATCCAGATGGTAGTGTGTTTTCCACGGAACTGGAGTTGATGTAGTTGTGGTCAAGGTGAACACTAAGATGAACAATCAAGCCATGAACCGGCTACGCACTGTACCCGAGAAGGCGTTGATCCAGGTGGTTGAAGGTGCCAAGGAGAGTATCTTGTCTGATATCATGGCCTCCGAAGTCGTGCCAAAGCAGACAGGTGAATTGGAGCGCAGTGCAAAGATTGATGCAAGCAAGTCTAAACGTGGGAAGGTAACAATTACTTATGACACACCCTATGCGCGACGGCTCTACTGGCATCCTGAGTATAGCTTCCGTAAGGATAAGAATAGGCACGCACAGGGAGAATGGCTTAGAGCGTGGGCTGAAGGTAAGAAGACTAGAGGTGTGACTCAGGCCTTTAAGATTCTGCTAAAGAAGCTGGCAGGGGGATTTATTAAATGATGACTCTTGCTGAAGTGCGGGAATGGCTGAAGACTCAGCTAGAATGTCCAAGTTGGTACATTGGCAAGATAGACGGCAGCAAGCCGCAGTGTATTGGTCTGTATAATCTTAATACTGGTACTCCAGTTATTGCGATAGGCGGATTGGATAATACGAGCTATGCCGTTAAGGCCATATCAATCTTAGTCCACTGGACGAAGAACGCTGACACAGCGGAGCAGAAAGCCCATGAGGTATATGCTGTGCTATTTGGGCAGTCTGCGGTGATTGCGGGCAAGCGGGTAATCAGCTTCCAGATGCGGACAGCAGATCCTGTAAGTGTGGGTACGGATGATGCAGGGATATTTGAATACGTGATCGAGGTCACAATTTATTACGAGAGGTAGGGATTTATTTGGGAACAACAGGCGTTTTTCCTGTACACAATAACAATTTCAAAATTGGTATCAAAGGTCGCGCATCTACGGCTCCAGCAGACATGGCCACAGTAAAAGATTTGGAGACCTTTTCCCCATCAATTGACGGGAATACGGAGGAGTGGACACCAATGGATCAGGCGGGGTGGACACGTCGTGCGGTAACGGGTAAGGGGTTGACCTTCTCTTTCAGCGGCAAACGTAATTATGGTGACCCAGGCAATGATTACGTTGCTGGGCTGCTGTTGGGAACAGGGCAAGATGTAGAAACGAAATTCGAGTGGACGATGCCGAGCGGTGCTAAGCTCACGATGGATTGCGTCATTAACTTGACGACTCCAGCAGGCGGCGACTCCACCAACATCGACGGCCTGGAGTTTGAACTGCTGTCAGACGGAAAGCCAACATTCACAGCGGCACCAGCCGGAGGAGGAGCATAAGATCATGACAAAAGTGATCAATATTTCAGATAAATTTGCTGTCGAAGAAAAAGGTTCTATTAAAATCGGTGGCAAGGTTTACGAGGTTGATAAATCGGTAGAAGCTGTCCTGCGCTTTGAAGAAATCGCGGAAAACGGTAGTGTGAAAGCACTCCTTGCTGCTATCGAGGGAGCTTTAGGGGCTGAAGCATTTGAGGAAATCGGTGTAAAGAAGATGGGGATTGCCAATATCAAGGTGCTTGTATCCGGTCTTATGGCCGTCATGCAGGATTTGACCTATGAAGAGGCTACCCAGCGATTTCAACTCTGATTCAATTCATGAGAGTTGGTACGACCTGCGGGAAGACTGGCCGCTAATTGAGTCTTCACTGGCGAAGCAGTACGGTATCCGGATCCGGCAGCAAGGGGACATGCCCTGGTCAGAGTTTTGTGTCCTTGTTGCGGGACTTATGCCGGATACACCGCTGGGCAGTATCGTTACGATCAGGAGTGAGAAGGATCAGAAAGTAATCAAGGGCTTCTCTGCCGATCAGCGGCGTATTTACAGCGCCTGGCGTAAACGGCAGGCTCAGCAAAAGTTGTTGGATGAGGTCACCTTGGATAATCAGATGAAAACATTGGAAGCTACGATGGCCCGTATGTTCGGAGGTGGCGCATAAATGTCAGGTGGAAGTGCAGGTCGGATAGATTTAGATCTAGAGCTAAATTACGGTGCATTTCAGCGCCAGCTCGGAGGCATAGCGGGTACAGCTAACGGTTTAGTAGGTAGTGCTTTTAAAGGTCTCGGCGGGATAATCGCCGGGGCCTTTGCTATTAAGGGGTTAGTAACCTTTGGCCGCGAAGCCATTAACCTAGCTTCTGATCTGCAAGAAGTTCAGAACGTTGTGGATGTTACATTCCGGAGTATGTCCAGTGAGATTAACAATTGGTCTCAGAATCTGATTAATGACTTTGGATTGTCGGAGTTAGCGGGTAAAAAGTATGCGTCCACAATGGGGGCGATGCTTAAGTCATCTGGTCTTACAGGTGTGGTCATGAAGGATATGTCCAAATCACTGACAGAATTATCAGCGGATGTAGCATCCTTCTACAATCTTTCAAACGATGAAGCCTATCAGAAGGTGTTTAGTGGTATGACGGGTGAGACGGAGCCTCTGAAAGCGCTGGGCATTAACATGTCCGTTGCTAATATGGAGGCTTTTGCTCTTTCGCAGGGCATCACCAAAGCCTGGATGTCTATGACGCAGGCTGAGCAGACCATGCTTCGGTATAACTACCTGATGCAGGTTACAGCGGACGCGCAAGGCGACTTTGCCCGGACATCTTACTCATGGGCTAACCAGGTTAAAATTATGGGCGAACAGTGGAAGATATTCCAGGGAACCATGGGTGCCGGTTTTATTAATATCCTTACTCCTGTTGTACGTGGCCTGAACTTTCTCATCGCCAAGCTACAAATTGCCGCAGCCTATTTCAAGGCATTTACGGAACTGATCTTTGGTGATGCTATGGGCGGTGGTACAGCGGCGGCAACAAGCGCTATAGAAGGTGTCGGTGGTGCTGCTACTGATACTGGTGGAGCCCTTGGAGATATGGGAACAGCGTCCGACAAAGCTGGTAAAAAGGCTAAGAAAGCGGGCAAGGATGTTAAGGGTAGCCTAGCAGGATTTGACCAACTGAACACCCTAGCTGATAAAACCGCAAGCTCACTTGGGGATGCGGGTGACGCGGCAAGCGGCGTTGGTGGAGCTGATTTAAGCGGCATGGCTGCTGGGGGAGGTTTAGGGGGAGACATTAACTTAGGCTCCTTAGACGTCAATACAGACCCCTATACTGCAAAGCTGCAATCGCTCATTAGTAATACGAAGTCGTGGTTTAGTGGGTTATGGTCTGATATAAGCTCAGGCTGGGCAGGTATGGCTCCAGCATTACAGCCGTTCGTTGATATGATGGTATCTATCAAGGCTTCCATTGGTGGCATGAAAGATAGCTTAATTGATTTGTGGCAGGGTACTCTTGCTCCTATGAGTGCTTACCTGCTGGGCGATTTCATTCCAAGCCTAGTTGTTGGGTTCACTCAAAACTTTGCACCTGTTATAGCAAATGCTTTAGTAGGTTCTTTCGCTCTTCTTGACAAAACCCTAGCAAACCTTACCACCACCATGAACTATCTATTTACTAACGTATGGCTTCCTAACATGGAAATAGTAAAGGGTGCTATGCTTGATGCCATGCCAAGTATTGCAAAATCGTTGGATAGCTTGATTCAAGACAGCATTCTTCCAGCAGCAGACTTTTTCTTAAATGATTTTTCGATTCCGATCATTAAGAGTATCAGTGAAGAGTTTGCTCCAGTGTTCACGGATACAGCGGTTCATGCTATCGGTATCTTCTCTGATACTTTGAGCAACTTTGTTACTATGGCTAACGATCTATGGCAGAATACTTTATTGCCGAACTTCACGCGCTTAAGAGATGTGATCCTTGAGATCATTCCACCTATAGCTGGCGCGTTTGACAAAATCATTAACTCCATACTTCTGCCGTTTATGAACTACATGACAAACAGTTTCATAATGCCTATCTACAAAGCAATCATGGAAACGCTAGTTCCTATCTTCACTGATATACTGGTCTGGGCTTTCAAGGAAGCATCTGACGCGTTTACATGGTTCGTTGATCTGATAGTTGACATTTACGAAACTATTTTTGAACCTACGTTTGATCTAATAAAGCAGATAGTTCTTGACGTACTTGACGCTTTGAAAAAGGCGTGGGATGAGCATGGGCAAAAGATTCTTGATGGGCTGAGTAAGTTCTTAGACAACACCAAGAAAACATTCCAGAAGCTCTGGGATGAAGTATTGAAACCTATCATCGAACCTTTCTTGAAAATGCTAAAAGATATATGGAATGACACTTTAAAGGGATTAGTAGAAAAGGCGGTTGACTTGGTGTTGAAACTGACCCAAGCAGCAATAGATATTTATAATAAGTTCATACAGCCTATACTCGATGCAGTAGTTAAATATTTAGGTCCTTTAGTGGTAGATACCTTTAATTCAATGTGGGAAGGTATTAAGTTAGCCGTTGGTTGGATAGGTGACATATTAAGCGGCCTTATGACTATTCTTGATGGATTGATCGACTTTATCGCTGGGGTGTTTACAGGTAACTGGAAACAGGCTTGGGAAGGCGTAAAAGGTATTTTCAAAGGTGTATTTGAAAGCTTATGGGGTATTGCTAGAACACCGCTAAATGCGATCATAGATATGATTAATAAAGTTATTGACGGGCTGAACTCCATTGATATTGATATTCCTGAGATGTTCGGTGGAGGTCACTTTGGGCTTAATGTTCCACGTATTCCGCGTTTGGCACGTGGTGGTATTGTTTCATCACCTACCTTAGCGCAGATAGGTGAGCGCGGCAAAGAAGCAGTCGTACCGTTGGAAAACACAGCATTCGTTGATACATTAGCCAGTGCCTTGGGCAATGCGGTTATGGCTGCTATGATGATGGGCAATGGGGGTAACAGTAATGCAGCGAATGGAATACAGCAAAATCAAGAAATAGTGATGCAGTTGGACGGCACGGTATTAGCTCGGCTGCTGGCACCTTTGCTTGCCAAAGAGCAGCAGCGAACAGGCACAAGTGTCATCCGTAACGTTACGTCAACCACTTAGGAGGAATCCGAATGATTTCTGTCAACGGAGTATTGCTTCCCAGCCCTACACAATACGTTGTATCCATACAGGATTTGTCCAAAGGGGAACGTAACGTTAATGGGCTGCTGTTATTGGAGCGCATAGCAACTAAAAGAAAAATAGACCTTGGATGGAAAATGCTAACGGAAGCACAGTTTGCAAATATACTTAATCTGGTTTCAGGGGTGTTTTTCCAGGTGGCATACAAAGATCCGCAGACCGGAGATAGGACAGGCACCTTTTATTCTGGCGATAGAAAAGCCCCGGCCTTGTTTGTAAAGAATGGGGTTGTGCAATACAGCGAAGTATCCTTTAGCATCATAGAAAGGTAGGGGTAAAGTACATGATCAATGTATCTAATCAGTTCAAAAAGGCAGTGTATGCCCCTACAAGAAAAACGTCTGCGCAAGTAGAATTTCAGATAATCAACAACGAAGCTTACGAGGAAGTGAACCGGGTGGTTACTTCCTTTGAAGCTCCCTTCAGCCGGAAGAGTCAGGTAGTGGATAAAGTACGTAACATGTCAAAAAAGTACGGAACATTTGAAACCAACTATTGGTTACTGGATGGCACTTACTGCATTGTTCCAAAACCTTCAGATAACCTTTCAAGCGAGGTCGGTTGGTGGAGCGATTCCATATGCAGCGAAGAAGGAGTGTTTGCCAATCAAGAGTATGTAGCGGTTACATTTAATAAGCTTGTAACCACATTAGGGGTAGCTGTAACTTTTGATGTACTTGCAAACGAGTACCCGGAAAGTTTTGAGATACTGTTTTATTCTGAAACGAATGAAACAGTAGAAACTGTGACCGTGGAAGGTAACACCGATGTTTATTACACACACGCAGTTCCAGTTTCTAATTATAAAGAAGTCAGAATCAACATACTTAAATGGAATAATGGGTCCAGAAGAGCCCGGATAACAGAAATAGATTTCGGGGTTGTACAGACTTATGACGGCAATAAGCTGATAAGCGTAAACTTGCTGGAAGAAATGAATGTGGTAGGCGACACCCTGCCATCAAACGAGATTAGGTTTGTAGTTGATAACTCAGATAAAGCATTTAATATCCTGAATCCGCAAGGTTACTATAAGTTTCTTGAGAGAAATCAAGAGGTCAGTCTATCTATAGGGCTTGAGGTAACGCCGGGCAGCTTTGAATATGTATCTATAAAAAGGTATTATCTGACCGATTGGAAAAGCGATGAAGGTACCCTAACTACCACTTTCATGGCGAGAGATTTTCTCAATGCTATGGAAACTATCGACTATATTAGTATAGCAAATACCAACTTGTACGCCTTGGCTGAGGACATTTTCTTAAAGGCAGGTATCACAGCATATTTAATTGACCCAGCGTTACAGGCGATACCCACTCAGGGATTCAAGTCAAAAATTGCTTCTCGAAAAGCCTTGCAATGTATTGGTATAGCAGGTAAGGCTGCAATTTATCAAGACCGTGTTACAGGGGTGCCGATTATCCGCAGATTCGTTGAAATCGACGCTAGAACAACGTTCTTGAATTTTTCGGGTGAGCCTGACATGATTGCTAGTTTTGATACCCATATGTACGCAGACGGTGGGTATCAAATGAAGATGATAGACTTTGACAATGCCTACAAGGAGCCTCAAATAAAGCTTGAGGATGCCGTGAAAAATATTGATATGTTTGTAATAAATTATCTGCAAGATACGTTTGACCAAGTACTAAATACAGTTGTCGCAATATCGGGGACTAAGACTATTTTTTTTGAATATCAAACACCTATCATAGCTTCCTCAGTACAAATAAGCATCACCGGCGCTACGTCCCACATGGTAAAGAAAACATACGATGTAGGCATAGAACTGGAGATCATTGCTAAAGGGGATGTATCCATAGCGATTTCGGGAAAAACTCTTGCAGCAGCTACTACGATCTATCGTTTAGCAAACCCCGCTGTAAAAGAGGGCACGACTCTTGCAGTGGAAAACCCTTTAATTAACTCCCCAGAGCAGGCGCTTGACGTAGGAAATTGGTTGGCATCTGAGTTTGCGGCACGGGCTGCTTACTCTGTCAATTGGAGACAAAACCCAGCCATAGAGTGCGGTGACATTGTGCTGATTGAGGATAGTTTTGGAAATAAAAAGCAGTCACGTATCACAAAGCAAGAATATAACTTTCAAGGTTATCTGGGCGGAAGATCAGAATCAAAAGGGGGCGTGTAGATGGATTGGGGGATTAAGGAATCGACGAGCCAAGGCAATCAAAAGAAAACTGTTAATGCTGAAGGAACCATGTCCTTGTTCCCTAGAAATTCCACCAGCCCGACTACACCTTATAATTTTACCGTTATTGAGGGGGTACGCGGCGGGGTACCTTACACAGAAGTCTGGTTACTGGTCAATGCTTGGTATGACTACGACACTAAACGGTTTAAGCGTACAGACGTGAATAACTTTAGCTTTGGATGGCAGTGGCAGGGTGGTGGCACTTATCCGGGTGAAGAAAACATAGGAGACTTTATCAATCAGGGGATTAACCTTTGGAAAGCAAATGGAAAAAAGGCATATTCAGAGGGGGATCCAGCCAGAGACCAGACCGGGGAGGATATTGGTGCCTTACAGCCAGATGGGTCTTGGAGGGAGTTTGGCATCATGCTCGGCTGGAATAACCACTTTATGCTAGATGCTTATGGAGGCATGACGATTGGCGGTGCAGGTTTCGAGATTGATGGTTCTGGCACTTCACCATTTAAACGGGTGTCCCTTGGCCTATTCAGCGGTGGCAGCAGTGTACCAAACAGGCCCGTCACGGAATACAAATTTGCCTATAACGGAACTATGTGGAACACTCAGCATGGGCTGTGGAACAAAGATGAAGACCAGTTGGACGGGTATTATTACGGCCTTGAGTCACCTGTCAATTTTTATGACCAGAGCGATACACAGGTTAACTTAGGATCAGCTAGAGCCCTGATGCAGAAAATGAAGTTTGTAGTGAAAAAGCTGGCGGGGTATGTAAGACCCACTGTTGAGAATTGGCAGAATCTTTTTGAAATTGATCAGGATGGTCAGGTAGAAATAAATGGGGAAGAAATCTTAGCCACTTTTTCTAGGGATGACAATCCTAATGGGGCAACAACCTTACTTATTCCTTTTCCCGATGCTTCTTGGAATAAAGACAACATGGTAATCACCAGTTTCATAGGTAAGACTCTTTATTACGATGAACACATGAAAAATAAGCCGCAAACATGGACTACTTCAGGGCTGCTACTTGATCTACAGTTTAGCTACTATGTGAATATTCATACATCTTTCAAGAAAGTAAAAAAGAATCAAATGAAGATCAACCCAGGGTCAGGCATTACAATAAACGGCGCTCCTCTAAATGAGAAGAAGGTTGTAGATGTTGCCCTTATAGCAGGAACAACGGACTTCAATATGAACTTCCCTGATTCCTCCTGGAATAAAGACAACACCATGGTTCTTGCGGTAATAGGTGCTCTATCAGACGGCAACAGAAGACAGCTAGGGGTTAACTGTACTATCACCCCTTACGGGATGTACGGCAGTCTGGGTACGTCTGACTATGTGTCAGCACAGGTTATTCTACAGAAGTACTGATAATGGGGTGATCGTTTGGCTTGGACAGCGCTTAAGTTAAATTGGACGGCTAAAGATTATTTTAACTATGCTGATATGGATAAAATTGAAAAGAATGTACAGGCCGTATGGGAATTGATGAAGTCAAAGAATGTACAGGTAGTTATAACTGCCGGGGTATTTCAGAGGAATATGTGGTGGATACCCTACAAGGAGGAATTTGCTAGAGTAGAGAATAATCTGGAAACTCTTAGAAGTCCAAACACTCCGATAGGATGGCGTTCAAGAGATCTACCTTGGACAGAAGATCAGCCCTTTGGTTACCTTGATCTGAACAGATGGGAAAGAAACCTTAATCTCCTCTGGGAATATTACAGTACTTTATAGGAGGAAAGCGGATGGCGTACAACAGGACAACCTGGGAAAATAGAGAAGTAGAAAATCCAAGAACATATGTACTTGAAACAAACCCAAACGGAACCGTCACATTGGTTCCTGCTGAGGGAACGATCATAGCAGCGGGTACCCCGCTAAACGCAGATCCTCTAAACAATATTGAGAAAGGTATTTTGGCGATTGAAGCCGCCTTGTCACAAGCTAACGCCAACTATATTCGACAACCGGGTTTTGCACAAACCAGTGGAACAGCAGCCGTTTACAATGCGGCACTCAACCCCGGCCCCACCGGGTATTACGAAGGGTTTGGTATCACGATTATCCCTCATGTGATTAACGGAGAAAATGCAACACTGAATATAAATGGGTTGGGTCCCATACCCTTGAAAGATCAGCGTGGGAATGCCTATGCTGCGGGTAGGTTGCTGGCTGGTAAGCCTTACACCTTTCGAAAGGTAGGGACTGATTTTTTGGCAGATAGCGCTGGGGGGTACGGCAACGCCCAGCGCCAGCATGTACTCACGCCGTACACTTTTACCAATGAGGAAGGCGATTTTGTAGGAATGATGCCTCATATCACATCAACCAGTGATCCCGCGATAGGTGTGGGGCAGTGGAGTAACGGAGACTTGGCCGTGTACCCACGCGAGGGGTATCGTAAAGGTGGTGCAGGCGCCGGCGAAATTCGAGTTACAACTGCCCAACTTCAGTCAGCCGATTCAGAGTTTCGGGCTGACGTTATTCTTGAGGGCAACAACATCTATGGGGTAAATGGAGGCATACCGAACCTCTCAGCAAGAAATCAACACATGCCCGGATCAGCGGTAACCGTTTGGGATGGAGACAGGATCTTCATTATGCCCCCTGCTGGATACTTCAACGGTTCCTCATGGGTAACCTATCCAGTTCCTGGACTAACAGCTAACAATTTACGGGCAGGAGTTAACGTTGGTGGTTTGGTCGGTAACATGAGAGAGTATTTCGGTGGATCTCTTCCGATGAATGCAGACCACATTGGGCTAGAGTCAGGACAAGAGGTTGAGCTTCTTAGAGTACCTGCCGGATTCAGTTATCTATCTTGTGCTGGATTAGTGAATTTAACTCTTTCTCTACAAGACTGGAAATTAGTACGTGGTCTTTTATTGGCTATTGACGCTTATGGTAATGAGTTGAAGCTGACTGGAGGAGGGTACTTATCAAATAATAGCCGAGCCTATACCACCTCTGGTCTATACATTGATAAAGCGAAACGTCAGATAACTACTACATTTAATGGTTCTGGGCCTGAAAGATCTGGGGGTTGGGATGGAGAAACTGATATCGGAGAAAATGGTACTTTTACTAAACCTTTTAACATGGATAACTATGTAAGAATAGTGTACAGAGTAGAAAGTACCGTTGGTTCTGGTTACAATTCTATGACGTTTAAAGGCAAGGCATTATACAACTAAACCATTGACATATCATTGATTTTTTTACGCCTCCGGAACTCACCGGGGCTATTTGTGTTGAGGGGGAAGGACTTTGACAAAATCACAAATTGCTGCATCTGCAGTTGGGGCAGTAGCCGTTCCGGTATTCGAATTTTTATACGGAGAGACGGACGCAGTTTCTGCAGTAATGGCAGCTCTTGTATTTTTTATTGTAATGGACTGGCTTTCTGGTGTCCGAGCAGCTAAAAAAGACAATACTTATGCCAGTAAGTATGGTATTGATGGTATTTTCCGAAGCTTCTTTATGTTGCTTTTGCCAGCTGGCGGTCATTTACTGGACGGTGTATTCGGATTCTCAGGAGCAATCTTCGGGGCGTTGGCTGTGGGAACCTTATATCATGTCTTACAGAGCATGACTGCAAATTCGATCCGAGCCGGTTGGGGTGATTGGTTGCCCTTATCCGTAATGGATGTAGTGCTTAAGTGGGTAGGTAGTGAATTGGATAAAAAGATTAAACGTGCGGCTTCGCGGAAAGAGGATGATGAGTAA